CTAAGCGAATCAATCCATTTTTTCCAAAGGGTGGTGTAAAAAAAAATAATGTATATTTGTCGTATGCCAATTTTAAACAATAGAAGGTACCGTAGGTTTGAAAATCCTGTAAAACCAAATACTTACAAAGATTCAGTTGATAAAAAATTTTATGGCTCTGCAATCTGGAAACGAATTAGGACTTTACAAAAAATACGGAAACCAATTTGTGAGGTTTGCGAAGTTAAAGGCATTATTACCGATTGTTCGGACGGAAATAATAATGGCATAGCGGATCACGCTATAAGATTATTACAAGGTGGGCACCCGTATGATGAACAAAATCTATTTACACTTTGTAAAAAATGTCATAATACTAAAAGTAATATGGAAGGTAGAGGCTTTTCACCTGGAAGAATGGCTAGTATTGACGGATATTACCTTCCACAAAGCAAAGAGAACATTATTAAAGCTATTATAGCAAAAAAAGTAAATTAAAATGAAAACACAAAAGTTAAAAGAACTTCAGGGCACTTTAAAACCTAGTCGGGTTAAAAGAATCACTCCGCAACAAATAATTGCTCATAATCCCTTTGAATTGACGGATGAAGAGCAAAATACGGTTGAATTGGTTAAAAGGCATTTAGAAAGTGCCGATGCTAGTTACAATGTTGATATAATTGCCATAAACATGTTAGCTAGGTTATTGACTGTTATACAACACGCAGCCAATAACATTTTAAAAAATGATGGTGTAGTAGTTTACCCTAATGGCACCCAACAGATATCACCAGAGTGGACGATGTTTAAGCAGTCAGTTGAGATTTATAACGATATGTCTGATAGATTTGGACTAGACCCTAAGGCTCGTTTGAAGCTGGAATACTTTAATCGGGCTGATAAAAAGGAAGAAGACCCAATCATGAAGTTAATTAAGAACGCATAATGTTTGACTTAGAGAAAGAATTGATAGGTGAATATGCAAGATTAGCCATACAAAGGCATTATGAAGACTTAAAGAAGTCAGAAAGTAGTAATTACCCTTATTATTACGACCAAAAGGCAGCGGATACCTATATTTCATTCATGAAAGTATGCAGGTTAACTAAAGGTGAGTATGCTGCTATGAATGTCAATGTTATGCCATGGCAGGAGTTTTTTTGGGCTATGATATTTGGATGGAAGCGTAAAATTGATAAAAAACGTAGATTTAGGAAGGTTTACTTAGAAATATCAAGAAAGAATGCAAAAACAGAGACGGCAGCATTAACGGCCGTAGCTTGTTTTATACTTGACCAGGAAAAAGGAGCTGAAATTTACACAGCCGCAACCACTCGCGACCAAGCTCGTATATGCTGGGATGCTGCTAGGGTAATATTAGATTACCTAAAAAAGGATAGCAAGGCAGTAAATAAAATGATACAGGTTCGTGCCCACTCAATTTATAGCACTCAATCTAATTCAAAGATGGTGCCAGTGTCTTCCGATGCTAAAACCTTAGATGGATTAAATCCACATGTAGCAATCATTGACGAGATGCATGCGCATCCAGATAGTTCTATTTTAGAAATAATGGAATCGGGAATTGGTAGTAGAACACAACCTTTAATCTTAATTACCACTACAGCAGGATTTAATAAAGAAAGTCCATGCTACCAATTACGCAAAGTTTGTTTAGATATTATTAAAGGTCATAAACACGATGATGCGGTTTTTCCTCTTATATTTTCTTTAGATGAAGATGATGACTGGCAGGATTCAGAAAATTGGGTAAAATCTAATCCTTCTATGAATGTAACTATTGGTATGGGGTATTTGCAAGACCAATATACAAAAGCCATAAATGAAGGAGCTGCAAAGCAAATTGGTTTTATGACTAAAAATCTTAACTACTGGACAAACACACATGCTACATGGATTAACGAAAATATGTGGAATGAGTGCCAAATGGATATTAAGGATGAATTTTTATTAAAACGTCCAGCATTTGGAGGTTTGGATTTGGCTCAAACCGTAGATATTAGTGCGTTTTGTTTGTTCTTTCCTGAATTTGATGGCAAACATGCCTTTCTGTTATGGAAATACTGGATTCCTGAAGATAACGTAAAAGAAAGAAGTTTAAGGGATGGAGTGCCATATATGGATTGGGCGTTAAATGGAAGCATAAAGGTAACGAATGGTAATATAGTAGATAACGATGCCATAATTAATGACATTTACCTATTATACCAAAAATACAATATAAGAAGCCTAGCTTATGACCCATGGAGAGCTACTCACGTTGTAATTTCACTACAAGAAAGAGGAGTTAACGTTAAGCCATTTCCTCAAAGTTTTCCAGAAATGAATACCCCTATTTGCGAATTTGAAAAAATGATAACAGGCAAAAAGATATTTCACAACGGGGATCCAGTTGCAAAATGGATGTTGTCAAATGTTGCTTTAATTATTAATTCTACAGGACTTGTAAAATTTGATAAAAGGAAATCCAATGAAAAAATAGATGGTATGGTTGCGGCTGCCATGGCTATTGGTGAAGCTATTGACCCAAAAAATAAAATTAATTTGGATTTTAATCTAATTATTGGATAAATTTTTTATTTGCTTAATAAGTTTATTATATTCATCTTTGTAGTATGGAGTTTATAAATAAAATAGTAAAGTTTATAAAAAGAAGTAGAATTTCTAATTTAGGGCCCGCTAAAGATTGGAAATTTTACCAAGAACTATTTGGCACTAACCAAAGAAAAGTATCTCACGAAACTTCATTATCTATTCCTGCTTACTTTAGGGCATTATCTATTTTATCGGAGCAAATAGCAAGTTTACCGTTTTCCATTTATGAATTAAAATCAGATGGGAATGTGGTTGAGGCTATTAATCACCCAATGTATAGCTTAATCAAATATAGACCTTCAAAAAAATACGATACTTTTAGTTTTCGCGAAGCTATTGTTAGACAGGCTGTAAACGGTTCAATGTCCACAAAATCAGGTAATGTTCTTATTATTCCCAATAGAAATCAGGCAGGGAATGTTATTGATTTGGTTTTGGTTGATGAACCGTGGGAAATGTACAAGATAAACGATGAATTTTATTATAAGCTAGAATCTAATAATGAAATTTATAGCCAGTCTGAAGTTCTTCATATAAAATCATTTAGCGATAATGGATATTGGGGCAAAAGTTTGATTGAGGCAGGAAAAACGACTTTTTCTAGGGCATTGCACGAAATTGATTACGGAAATGATGTTTACGCAAAAGGTACAAATCTTTCGGGCACTGTTGAAACCGATATGATTTTAAATGAGGATCAATTAAACGCTATTAAAAAGGGTTGGGCAGATAAATATTCAGGGCCAAACAATCAACAAGGCGTTGCATTCCTACAGGCTGGTTTTAAATTTAAACCTGTATCTTCAAAATTAGATGCAGCTGATATTGACGCAAGAAAGTTGACTATTGAGGATATTTCTAATCTTACTGGTGTTCCAGGCTTTCTTTTGTTAGGGCAAAACAATATTTCTGCAACAAACATAGAAATATTAAATAGAATCTTTGTTCAATACACTTTAAGGGCTTGGACAAAAAGAATAGAAAATGAGTTTAATACAAAATTATTCCCACAAAAGGACTGGGGTAAATATTTTGTTAAATTAGACTTAGATGAGTTGTATAGAGGTGATGTTATGGCTAGAGCAGAATTTTACACTAAACTTTATAATATTAGAGCAATTGCACCAAATGAAATAAGAAATCTTGAAGGATTTAATCCTTACGAAGGTGGTGACGTATTTGGCATGCCATTAGCATCTAATAGCAAAGAAGTTACTAATGAAAATCAAGCTAATGGAGCTGCAAAATAATAAATCAATGGAAACAAGATATTTTAATATTGAATACAAAAGCCTTGAAAATAATGAAATTCAGGGAACTGCATCGTCTTTAAATTCTGCTTATGATATGGGGTATTTTGACGAATCTATAGATGAACATGCTTTTGATGATGCTGATTTTTCAGAGGCAGCCGCTTTATTTAATCATGACCAAAATATCGTACTTGGAAGGGTTAAAAACAAAACTTTAAAGATTGAAGTAAAAAATAAAAACCTTGTTTACACTATTAATCCTCCTGATACTTCAGCGGCTAAGGACGTAATGATTTTAATAAACAGAGGCGATATTTATCAATCTTCATTTGCTTTTGATATTAAAGATGATGGTGATTCATGGGAGGTAATGGAAGGTAGATGGAAAAGAACAATTAAGAAAATTAACAAAGTATATGATGTTTCTCCGGTTACTTATCCCGCTAACCCAAATACTACCGTAGCTTCAAGAAGCATGGAAAGACATATTCAGCAAAATGAAAAAGCGGAATGCAATTTCAATGAGTTTGTTGAATTTTTAAACAATTTAAAAAAATATTAACATGTTAAAATCCGATGAATTAAAGCAGTCGCGTTCCGCTAAAATAGAAGAAATGCGATCTTTAATTTCTGCCATTGAAACATTGGGAGCTAATGCCAACGATGAACAAAGGTCGAAATTAACAACTATTAGGAACGAGGTTACTAATATTGAAGGTGATATTGAAAATCACTTGATGTTAGAATCCGAAGCCAAAAGAATGGCTGCTCCTGCTACTAGGGGTAACGAAAACAAAGTTAGCGATGAGCAAAGAGTAAAGAAAAATTACTCATTTCTTCGTGCAGCTAATCTTGTTGCTAACAACAAAAACTTAGACGGCTTAGAGCTTGAAATGCATCAGGAAGCCGAAAGAGAATTTAAACAGGCTGGTATTTCTGCTTCGGGAAATCTTTACATTCCTAAAATGATTGTAAAGAACGAAAAAAGAGATATGACTGTTAGCTCCGCGGCTGGTGGTGGGAACACTGTACCAACTATTTTAGGGGATTTGATTCCATTTCTTGACCCTAGATTAGCGGTAATTCAAGCAGGTGCAACTTTGTTGACTGGTTTAACAGGTAACTTAGATTTTCCTCGTAATGATGCTGCGGCTACTGCGGTTTGGGAAACTGAAAACTCTGCAAACGATGAAACAAGTCCAACTTTTGATAAAATTAGTATGTCTCCTAATCGTTTAGGCGCCTTTACTGATATTTCAAAACAGTTGCTTGTTCAATCTTCCATTGATGTTGAAAACTTTGTAAGAAATCGTTTAAGCGAAGCAATTAACAGAGCATTGGATTATGCTTTGATTAATGGCGATAATTCTACACAGCCATTTTTCGGTATTTTAAATACTGCTGGCATTGGTTCGGTTGTTATTGGTACTGATGGTGGGCCTTTAACTTACAAACACATTATTGATTTAGAAACTGCTTTAGCTGTTGATAATGCTGATTTTGGTACTTTAGCCTATCTTACTACTCCTGGAGTAAGAGGATTTTTAAAGAATACTGAAAAGGCTTCAGGTACTGCCCAATTTGTTTGGTCAGATGGTGCGCCTCCTGTTGGTCAACAAGGCATTAGAACTGATTTGTTAAATGGGTATCGTGCTTATGTTTCAACCCAGGTTCCAAACAACCTTACTAAAGGTGGTGGCACCAATTTACATTCAGTAATTTTCGGAAACTTTGCTGAATTGTTAATTGGACAATGGGCTGGTTTAGATGTTGTGGTTGATCCATACTCATCAAGCAAAAACGCCTTAGTTACCATTGTAGTTAACTCATGGTGGGATGCTGCGGTTCGTCATGCTAAATCATTTGCCGCTATTAAAGATGCGGATATTACTGGCATATAAAAACTAAAAAAATGAAAAATATTTTAATTGGTTTGTTTGTTTTTGCCGCTATTGGATTAACGGCTTTTGTAAACGACCGAAGCAAAACGCTTGATGCAAATTATGATGATGCTTCAAGTACATTTTATAGCTATTCAGTAAGTGACACAATTACCGATACTGAAATAGACACCATTACTATTCCTGTTAGCTTGTTAAGCCCATGGAGCGGTTATTGGTCTATTGTAGCTACTAACTTGTCCGGCACTACATACATTTTGCCTACAGTAAGACAAGCGGCAAGTTCTACTGATTACACCAGCGTTGCTACATTAGATACACTTAATGTAAATGGAATGGTACAATCTAACGAAGATGCCTTAATTGGTGGTACTAAGTATAGATTAGTTTTAACTGGTGTTGGTACACAGTCAACAAAATATACTGCATATTTTGTAGCTAAAAACCCGTAAAATGAAAGTGAGATTTATAAAGTCTCCATCAGGTTTGCCTCATTCCCTTGGATGTTTTCAGTGGGATGAGGCAGAACTAAACGAGATTACTGCAAAGGAATTAATAAGGCTAGAAATAGCCATTGAAGTAAATGATAAGCCAAAACAAATAGAGGCTAAAACAATCATTGAAAATACAAGTAGCACCAAACCAAAAAAAGCTATTAAGAGATGAAACCTTGGAGAGTAACCGTTGACCAGACAAATGAATTATGGACTTTATCCGAAGTCAAAAATTATTTAAAAGTTGAGGATTCAGCGGACGATTCTTTAATCACTACTATAATTAAAGGTGCCAGAGAAGCTGTAGAAGCTAGGCAAAATATTAGCACTTTAAATAAAACAATAGTACAAAGATTAGAAAGGTTTCCATCTTCCTACAAAGTCGCTACTGATTACGAAAATGTAATTAAATTATTGGTTTACCCGGTAATTAGTGTTACATCAATTACCTACTTAGATGAAAATGGCAATAGCCAAACATTACCACAAAATTTATACGAAGTCGATGCATACAGAGGAATAATAGGTGAAGCAGTTGATGAGGACTTTCCAGATACTTATCTTTCATTAAATGATGTTACGATAACTTATGTTTCAGGATTTGGAACAAGCGCAAGTAATTGCCCTGGTGATATTAGAATAGCTATATTAAAAATGATAGCGAATATTTATGAGAATAGGACTGATAGTGTTTATAAAATGCCTACGGCTTCTGATGTTATGTTAAACAGACACAAATATGACTGGGTATAATAAGAATGAAGTTATCGGTAAAATGAGGGATCGGATTATTCTTCAAAACGTTACACGAACAAAAACTTTAACGGGTTTTACAACAGAGGCATGGACGAATACAGCTACTATTTGGGCGTATATTGATAGTAAATTATCACGTTCAAACGAAACAGTTATTGAGGGTAAAAATACCGTTAAGAATGTAATTGAATTTACCATTAGGTATAATTCAAGTATCACCGAGGAATCAAGAGTAATTTTTAACAACAAAGTATATCAAGTAAAAAATTTAGCCATAAGTCACGATAAGCGATTCATTGACTTTACGGGTTTTTATTTTGATAGCTACGCAACTGTTTAATTATGTTTATCAAACAATCAAAATTAGATAGACTTAGAAGATTGCAAGGCGATACCCAAAAAAAATTTACTAAAAAGGGTCAATTACTTGCTATTTATAATCTTGCGGAGGCAGTGGTTGAATTAGATAATTTAATGAAGAAAGTAACTATTGACAAAAGGAAAGAAATAACAAAAGCAGCGGAGCCAATAGCTTTAGCGGCTTATAAAAATCAAGTACCTATTTCAAAAAAACCACATAAATATTACGTTAAGGGCGAAGGCTTAGTTTACAATATTATGCCTGGGAATTTACGTCGTTCTATTAAAATTATATCAGACGTAAAGAATTTAAAAAAAGCTACTTCCTTAATAGGGCCCTTATATCAACTACAAGGTAAAGGAGCTACATTAGGAAGCGAAGGTAAAACCGATGGGTTTTATGCGCACATGATTTACGGAAGTACAAAAGCATGGGTTAGAAAAGTAAAAAACAAAGCTGAAAGGGCTAGTCAAATGGCTGTTATTCAAAAGATGTCGCAAGAGGCATTAAGAGTAGCACAGCAATATCCGCGTAAATTTTGGGAGATATGATAGGTAAATTAATTTATGGTAGATTGTCAACTGCTTCAAATATTACTGCAATTATCGGTAGTAATATTTACCCTGATATTACGCCTCAAAATGTCGACTATCCTTTTATTGTTTATTCTATTATTGATTCTAATCCAGTTGACTTTAAAGATGGACAAAGTAATTTAGAAGAAATTGATTTGCAAATTGATGTATATACCCAAAATTATGACACTACTCAAAACCTTGCTAATTTAATTAGAAATAGGCTAGACAGATTTGTAGGTACAGTTGAGGGTGTTGAGGTGCAAACTATAAAATATGTTAGGCAAAGTTCACAGGTATTTAATGCAGAACTTTCTGTCTATTGGGTCAGTATTGATTTTATGATAAAAATGAAAAGATGAAACTAAGACTTTTAAAAGAATGGAATGGAAAAGCAGCGGGTAACACTGGCGTTTTTCTTTCGGAATATGGGGAACAAATGATTAAGGATGGTTTTGCAGAACTACTTGATGAAGATTTTGTAGTGGAAGATATGCCAAAAAAAGAAGAGGTAAAACAAGAACCTGTTTACATACCTATTCCTGTTCCTGCTGAATATTTCCAAAACGAAGAAGAAGAAAATATTACTAAACAAAAAAAATAAATAATCATGCCAACTACAGGAATAATTAATGGTACATTAATGAGGCTTTACAAAGATAGTACGGCTATCGGTTATGCTACTTCGTGCCAAATGAACATTTCATCTGCTATGCGTGAAATTCTTACAAAGGATTCAGCGGCTGGAGGATTATATGCAGGCCCAGGCGATGCTTCAACAAATTATTTGTTTGATGATCTCTTTACCGACCTTGTGGCAGGAACGGCACTTATTATTAAATTCACGACTGACGTTGTGGGCGATAATGTTTACACCATGAGTGCCATTTGTACGTCATTAGACTTAAACGCTGGTGTAGAAGAAAATGTAAGCTATTCAGCATCATTTGAAGTTACAGGGGCGATTGTAAAAACAACTAAAGCATAATTTTAAAAATTACCTAAAATGAAAACAATAAAAATAGCTAATGCGGACATTCCAATTAAATTTGGTATGTTCGTTTTAGGTACATTTTTAAGGGAGAGGAAACTAAAACTTAGTGACCTTTCCCTACTTGGCGAAGATTTATTACTTGCTCTTGAACTTGCTTTTGCAGGAGTTCAACAAGGGTACAAAGCTAAAGGAGAAAAATGTCCTTATGACCTAAATTCTTTTTGCGACTTGGTAGATACTGATATGGGTGGAATAACTCGTATAATGGAAATGATTTCAAATGAGATATCACCTCCAGAAGATGAAAGCCAAAAAAACGTAGTGGCGAAGGAGGAGAGCTCACACTTGAATACATCGAACGCTTTTGTTTCGGAGTTTTAAGATTTCCCCCTTCGCAATACAACGACATGAGTTTTAGAGAGGTTGTTATGGCTATGCAAGGTTATAATAATTTCTTTGAACAACAGGAGCAAACAGAATGGGAAAGAATACGATGGCAAACAACTTTGCTTTTAAATGTTCATACAGCAAAAGGTAAGAGTTTAAAGCCAAAAGATTTAATTGAATTTCCATGGGAGAATCCTACTAAAAAAGAAACTAAAAGAAGTTTGACAAATACTGACAAAACAATATTTGACAAATGGGATAAAGAAGCATAAATGTCAATAGGTAAACTACTTTTAAAGCTGGGTATTGATACTACTAATCTCGATAAAGAGTTAGGAAAGGTAGAAAAGTCTATGACAAAGTTTGGACAAAATATGTCTAATCTTGGTTCAACTTTGACCCAGTCATTAACTCTACCTATTATTGGTGTTGGTGCGGCTGCTTTAAAATCCTTTGCGGATATGGAAAAGCTGCAAAACGGTTTAATTGCCATTATGGGAAGTAGCGAAGGGGCTGCTATTGAATTAGAAAAATTACGAAAGGTTGCTGAAAATCCTGGTCTTGCTTTACCCGAAGTTGTTAAGGCTTCGGCTTCATTACAATCTGTAGGAATGAGTGCCGACGCTGCAAGGGAAACTATTACACAATTTGGTAATGCCGTAGCAAGGGCCGGAGGAGGTGCAGAACAATTTGATGGGGTTGTATTAGCACTATCACAGATTAGTGCCGTTGGAAAAGTTACTCAAGAAGACCTTAATCAGATAAAAGAAAGGTTGCCAGAGTTTGCGCGTGTAATGAAAGAGGAATTTGGAACCGTTACGGCCGAAGGCATTAGAGCCATTGGAGTAAATAGTGAAGAATTTATTACGCGATCGGTATCTGCATTAAGTAAATTAGAACGTGCCAACGGAGGCTTAGGTAATGCTTTTGATAATCTAAAAGATAATGTTACTAATAGTCTTGCGGAACTTGGAAAAGCCATTAATCAAAGTTTAAATTTAGAGGCAGTATTTACGGTTTTATCCGAAAAGATAAATTATTTAGTAGAGGGATTTAAAGGTCTTAATCCTGCAACTCAAGAATTTATCGTAAAAACTGCTTTAATTGTAGCCGCTATCGGGCCCGCTATATTTATAGTAGGAAAAATGATTACTACTTTTGGCGCACTTGCTGGAACAATAAGATTAATTAGAACTACTATTTTATTAATGAGTACGGCAATATCTACGGCTTTTGCTTCTATTCTTGCTAATCCTGTTATCCTTGCGGTTGTGGCTTCTATTGCGGCCGTTGGTGCTATTGCTTTATATGTTTACGACAACTGGGAGGCATTTGCAAGTAGGTTTCAAAATATATGGATAAACATAAAAAACAGTACAATGAAAGGTGTAGCTGATTTTATGAAAAACATAGATAAGCTACAAAAATTTTTAGGCATTGAATTATTTGACGTAAGTGGTTTAACAAACTATACTGAACAGCAAAGAGTAGTACAAAAAGAATTTAAAAGCATCGGTGAAACAGTTGATAGTTTATCAGGTAAATTAAAAAGTTTATTTGTAGCCGCTCCAAAAACAGGAGGCAAAACAGTAGGCATTGTTTCCGAGGATATAATAGAGCCAACAACTACAACAACAAAGGGAGGCATGGGAGGTGGTGTAAGTCCCGTAACTGCAATAACGGCTCAATCTACAGGTATAACAAATATGTTACCTACTTTAGATTTGTTGGCTATAAAATTAGATACAGCATCTGCAAGTAATCAAAGATTAAAAGAAACAAACGAGGAAGTAAAAAATTCATTTGTTTCTACTGAAGCACAAATGATGAGTTTTGGCAATACATTGACAAGCGCTTTAATTGCAGCTACAGATGCTTTTAGTAATTTAGCGGTTCAAGGTGAAACAAACATGAAAAAGTTAGGTAGTGCAGCTATGCAAGCCGCTAGAATGATTATTAGTGCTTATATTAAAGAAGGTGTTGCAGGTATTATAAAAGGTATTTTAGGCGGGCCATTAGGTAAAGCTTTAGGACCTGGCGCTTTAGCTGTTGCAGGTGCGGCTGGTGCAGGTGCAGCCGTTTTATTTAACACAATGCTTAATAAAGTAGCTCCTCCAAAACTTGCTATGGGTGGCTTGGCATACGGCCCAACCATGGCAACTGTAGGAGATAACAGAAACGCAAGGGTTGACCCGGAAGTAATTGCACCTTTATCAAAATTAAAAGGAATGTTAGACGGTGGTGGATCACCTTACATATTAACTACAAGAGTGGCTGGAAGTGATTTATTAGTTATTATGGAAAAAGCTAAAAACATTAATTCAAGAATAAGATAATGGCTGCAAGATATACATCTACATTTTATTCAGAAAAAGGGCGTAAATATTATTTAGTAATAGATGATACTGATTTTTCTGGATTGACTTATGATATAGATGTTACGGGAGCGCAAATAGAATGGCAAGCCGATGTCGAAAATGGTTTAGAAAGATATGCACCAATTATAGGTAGTAATTTTAAGTTTACTTATATTATTGACACAGAACAAAAACAATTATTATTAACCGATTTTTTAACGGCACCAGAAGGTAGATTTACTATTCAATTAACAGGTTACAATGATTCGGATTCTCCTAATTTCTATTGGTATGGTTATATTCTTGCAGATTTAATTGAGTTTGAGGATATTCCTTTAGAAATGGGATATAATTACACTATAAATGCTATTGATGGCATAGGGTGGTTGAAAGGAATTGATTATAAGCCAGACGGAATCGATGTTTATCAGGGTGACGATACCATTATTAATCATGTAAATAATTGCCTTCAAAAACTTACATACGTTCAATCAATATATGGCACATCTATCGGAGTTTTGGCTAGTGCGTTTCAATGGCATGAGGATTCATGGACGTATGATAGTGCTATAGACCCACTATTAAGAATAAGGGTTAATCATAAAGTTTTTTATACCATAGATAGTAAGGGTAATTATACCTACATGAAGTGCTATGATGTTTTAAAAAGAATGATGGTACCATTAGGTTTAAGGTTCTTTTTTTCCGATAGGAAATTCTTTATGGTTCAACCAAATACCTATTTAGATTCTGCTGTAACAATCAATATTTATTACCTAACATCTACTTTATTACAGCAAAGTAGTTTTCAATCAACTATTGAAAATGATAACTATTCTGAAACAAATAAGATGCTTCGTTTTAGCGGAGGTAAATGGGGATATTACGGGCATATAAAGGATTTAGATATAGAATATGAACACATTGCATCTGTAAATTTATTATCAGGTAAAATATTTAATAATTTAAACACGGAGTTTTTTAACTCAAAAGATTTAGATTACAATAATGATGAAGCTACTATAACGTTTACCTCGGTAATGAAATATAGGGATAGTCAGGTAGGTTCAAGTACTATTGCAGAACATATAGTAGAAGGTTCTTTTGTTATTGAGTTAAGACCTATTGTAGTGCCATTAATAGATTTTTTAACCGCAAACCGTTCACCTGAAATTACTACTTGGACATTAGGCAGCGGATGGACTTTTTCCGATGGTGGCGGAGATGCTTTAGGTCATGCAAAAGCAACCAATGCTACAGGCGATTTGGTTTATACTAATTTTACTCCCACAAACGGTGCGACTTATTATGTATCTTTTGGTATTGAGGTTACAAATGGAACGCTTGTTTTAAAAATGGGTGGCGATACTTTTAGCATTACAACTACTGGAGAATACTACGAAAGAATTGTTTGCGTATCAACCCAACAATTAACCTTTGACCCTAGCGGAACATTTAACGGAAAAATTAATTACGTTAAAGTTAATCATGTAAAATACTGGTTAAAAAGGGATATTACCTATAATGGATTTCAGCATACTTTTTCTGCTCAAAGTTGGGAGCAAACATTTAGTTATTATAAATTTATTATACCTGGTGGAGCGACTACTTTACCTGCTGCAGGTGGTACAGTTGATAATATTATCGTAAATTGGACTACACCAACAATGCCTGAAAGTGGAGACGTTGGCGTAAGGTTTTTATTAAGTAGAATTCAAACTGCAACGGGAACGGATTTACTTACAAGCTATTTGAAATTTTACGAGTTAGGTAATTTGTTTATGGAACATTTAGCGGCTGGAAATTTAGGAGGTCAAAACGATGTTATTGTTTATGGTTCATTTAATAATGATACTAGTAGTATAAGTGTTAAAAAACGAGTGTTCATTGGTGACGGCCCATCATTAGGCAGTCCGGGTGCAATAAGAGTAAAAAATGATAGTAACACATGGCAAATAACCGACGGGACTGGATGGCGTGTAAAAGATATAGGTGACGGAAAAAACATTAATCAATTATTGGTAAATGAAATTATTAAAGGTCAATTATTTCCAGTAAGAAAAATGTTAAGTATGGCATTTCAAATATTGGATAATGATAATCCATGGTATCCTCATGTAGCTATTGAAAATAATAATGTTAAATATATCATGGAAACGGCTGCTTTAGAATTGAAAAGCGATATAGTACAAGGTACATTTATTGAAATTATAGACCAGTTATAATGGGATACACAGAAAAAACAGTATTATTTAGGGGATTGGATTTTGATTCAGGAAGAACGCCAAATCATTCGCCTGGAGGTGTTACTGGAACAGGATCTACAACGCCAACAAATAGCACGCCAAATACACAAAATAGTAGTGTTACAAAGGTGTTTAAAGAATCTTTTTTAGATAGCTATACAGCCATTTTAACTGTTACAAAAAATGCAGGCGTATTACCTTCAAATCTTCAACAGCTTTTAATATTCCAAAATGGTCAGGAATTAATTAGTAGTCAATTCTCCGTTGCTGGGTCAGTTATAACAATAGATTCATCTACTCATTACGATGGTTCTAATTATGTCATATTTTTCATAATTGTATAATGGAAGAAATTAAGGCACCTAAGAAAGAAAGAAAGTTTTTAAAAGCAGTTGGAAACATTGCCAAGGTTTTAGCCAATGAATTAATAATGGGCATTGGGCGCAAGTTTATCGGCAAAGCTATCAACAAAGTAGGCAACAAACGGCAAGGTCTTGTAATTGCTTTTCTTTTGGTAGCAGGAATATCTTATGCCTCTATTGATTCCATTCCTTACCCAATCACAGGCAATAAACAAAGATTAGGATGGCAGACTACTGGAAATGGGTTAGTGTGGAGAGGTTTAGCAACAGACACTATAACAAAGCCTACAAGTTATGCAGATAAGAATGTAAAAGCCTATCTTATTCTTGACTCTATAAACGGTTCTTTGTTTGTATTTAAACAAGGTGTTTGGGCAGCCATTAGTGGTGGAGGCACAACAATAGATACAACATCATTAAGTAACAGGATAAATTTAAAGCTAAATTTAAGCGACACAGCTGCAATGTTGTTGCCTTATTTTAGGGATGCAGATACTTCTACTTTAAATCTTATATCAAGATTTGCACTAAAGTTAAATATTTCAGACACAGCTGCAATGCTTTTGCCTTACGCAACAAAAGCATACGCAGATACAAGCGGCAGATTTTACGCAAGGCAAGATTTTAGAAATGTATCATCAAGCACTTTAACCTGGACGCAAACAGATACTTTAGTAGTGAATGATACAACATCTTTACAAGTATATAGGAATGGTCAAATACTTTTACCAAGTCAATACACTGTACCTACTAATGCCTCTGTTGTTATCGGTGCGACTGCTTATAAGTTAGGAGAAAATTATACAGTCATTTTACCTCGTGGCGGTGGTGGAGGTGGAAGTGGCAGCGGATCACTTACCTCAATATCTGGTGGCACAGGAATACTTGTATCACCTGACCCAATAACAACAACGGGCACAGTCTCGGCAGACCTCTCTATTTTAATGGAGTTAACCGACACTACTTTATTAAACCTTACTACAAGATTTGCGACTAAACAAAACAATATTACATTAACTACTACAGGCAGCAGTGGAGCTTCTACATTAAGTGGTGATACTTTAAACATACCTCAATATAGT